CCCGTCGCACAACCACGCCACCGCGTAGGACCGCGCGGTGCGTACATCCCGAAGGATCATCCGATACACAATTACAAGCGGGCAGTGCTGCTCGTCTGGCAATCGCTGGGCAAAGTCTACGGCGAACCGATGCCGGGGGCGGTGTCGGTTGGCATCACGTTTCACTTCCCGCGACCGCAGAATAAAGTGTGGAAAACGAAACCGATGCTGGCGGAAGTGAAGACGACCATGCCTGATCTGGACAACCTCGCGAAAGGGGTGCTTGACGCTCTACAGAATCACGCATTCGGCGACGATAGCCGCGTGGTGGAACTCAGGCTGTCGAAGTGGATCGTGCGTGACGGGGCGTTGCCACGCACGGAAATTACGATAACTGACGAGGAAAAACATTGATTCTGCATTACTTTCCCGAATCCGCCAGATTCTTTGGGATTGCGACACACAATCAGACGATGGTTGATACTATTCACCTGTCAGACACAATCCACCACACGGGAGACGAAACGATGAAAACCGCACGACAGCAACTAATCGAAAAGATCGAAGGCCGAAGCACTGAGACGCTGATTGAACTTGCCAAAGAGCTAAATCTAAAAACCACAACTGAAGAAATGATTGTTTCATGTGAAGTGGAACGGGCAATCGAAAAGCGGCTGTCAGCGAAAGAGTTTGTTGAGTTGATGGAATCACTGGAAGCTGAACTGATGACAGCGTAACCACACACACACCCGCCTCGGCGGGTTTCTTTCCACACTTTCAGGAGCAGGAACAATGAGCAAAACAATCGACCGAACGGCAATCACTGAACGACTCATGACACAGCAGGCGGACGTAGCTGTTGCAATCGCAATCCTGCAAACACAGCTTGATCGGATGACGAGCGAAATTGATCCTGACAGCGCGACGTGGGCGGATCTTGGCAAGTTTGGGTGCATCGCCGACTTGGCCCAACGAATGATAGCTGAGTGTGATGAAAGCGGAGTGACAGCATGACCGACATTCAAAAGAAGATCGCGGACTACCTGAGACGCGGAAGCGTTGTCAGTGATTACACGCTCCGCTGTTTCGTCGGCATGATCGAAACGGGCGAAGCAACACCGGCGGATTTCGAAGCCGTCGGCGGAATCGAACTGCGGCAAAAAGTGGAGGCCAGCCTGTGACCACACAATATCTAACACGAGTAGCAGCGGGCGTCTGCCCTCGATGCGGCATTGGCGAGCCAGAGCCGGGCCACGGCAAGCAATGCCGAACCTGCCGAACGTACCTGAACGAACAACGAAAACGGCGGACAGCGAAAGCTGCCGCACAACGGGAACGGAAGCGAATGAGCGAACTGATTTACATTGCCAGCCCGTACAGCCACGGGGCCGAGAACGTGCGGCGAGATCGATTCGATGCGGTGTGCGAATACGCCGGGCGATTAATGCAACTCGGGCACGTCGTGTATTCACCGATTGCACATAGCCATCCGATTGCGATGAAGGTTGGTCTGCCGACTGACTGGGATTATTGGAAGACGTTCGACCACGCGATGATTACGCGGTCAACGTCGCTGATGGTGCTGCAGTTGCCCGGGTGGGACGAGAGCGAAGGTGTGACGGCTGAGATTCAAATGGCTCAGGCGTTGGGTATTCCGATTGACTATGAATCATGGGAGGTGGAAGCGTGAGCGGTTATCGTGAGTTCTTGTCACATAAAAACAGGGCGGACGATCAGCAGGGATTCGACCCGATATGGCTGCCTGATTCCCTGTTCGACTTTCAGAAGACGTTAGCCGACTGGGCTATACGTGCAGGGCGGTGTGCGTTGTTTGAAGATTGCGGACTAGGGAAAACGATACAACAGTTGGTGTGGGCCGAGAATGTTATTCGACACACGAACCGTCCGGTGTTGCTGGTGACGCCGCTGGCAGTAGGGTCGCAGACAATCGCCGAGGCGGATAAGTTTGGCATAGATGCTGAGCGTTCTCGGGATGGCAAAGTCAGCGGACAGTCTCGCGTTGTTGTTACGAACTACGAACAGTTAACGAAGTTTGACCGCAGTCAATTCAGCGGAGTAGTCTGTGATGAATCGTCTGCAATTAAGAACTTCAAGAGCCAGCGTCGGCAGGACGTAACGGAGTTTTGTCGTTTGTTGAAGTATCGACTACTCTGTACGGCCACGGCTGCACCAAATGATTACCACGAGCTAGGGACGTCGTCCGACGCTCTGGGGTATCTCGGATACCGCGACATGCTGACTAAGTTCTTTAAGCAGGACACGCAGAAGGACCATTTAGGATGGGGCCGCGTGAAGTATCGATTCCGTGGACACGCGGAGCATCCGTTCTGGAAGTGGGTTTGCTCGTGGGCCAGATCGATCCGCAAACCGTCCGACGTGGGCGGAGACGACTCCCGGTTCGTATTGCCGGAACTCAGGCAACATGAGCACATTGTAGAAACCAAGAAGGCTCGCGACGGCATGCTGTTTGCGATGGCGGCTACTAACCTTCAGGAGCAGCGAGAGGAGCGAAGGAACAGCATAGGAGAGCGTTGTGAGATGGCTGCACAGACAGCCATTGAGCACGACGGAGCGTGTGTTCTGTGGTGTGAACTCAATGACGAGGGTGATCGACTGGCGAATGACGTGCCGGACGCTGTTCAGGTGAAGGGCAGTATGTCAGACGAGAAGAAGGAGGAGATCCTAACCGCGTTTACTCGTGGTGAAGTTAAGCGGCTGGTGACGAAACCGAAGATAGGCTGTTGGGGACTGAACTGGCAACACTGCAACAAAGTAATCTGCTTCCCGTCGCATTCATTCGAGCAGCACTATCAGGCGGTCAGGCGATGCTGGCGGTTCGGTCAGCAGAATCCAGTCGACGTACACATGATCGTCAACGAAGGCGAACAGGGTGTACTCAAGAACATACAACGCAAGGCGGAACAGACCGAGCGGATGTTTGAATCATTGTGCGAGCACGTTTCTGATTCTCTCGCATTGTCGCGGGGGGATGTCTTTCCTGATCAGGAGTCTATTCCGTCATGGCTGTAATTGAACAAACTATCACAGACGACTACGCACTGTACAACGGAGACTCGGCGGAGGTGTTGCAATCACTGCCGGACGAATCGATGCACATGTCAATCTATTCGCCACCGTTCGCAACGGAGCAGGGCGGATGCCTATACAACTACAGCAGTAGCGACCGGGATCTGTCGAACGCGAGAACATACAACGAGTTCTTCGACCATTACGAATTCATCGTGCGGGAGACGTGCCGGGTGTTGTTACCTGGCAGAATCTCTGCGGTTCATTGTACGGACATCCCAAAAGCCGGGGCGAATATCTGCGGGTATTCCGACTTCCCTGGCGACATCATCCGCCTGCATAACGAGTGCGGGTTTGAGATGTTGCCGCGTATCTGTATTTGGAAAGAGCCGCTCGCTGTTCGTAACAGGACGATGGCGAAGGCGTTGACTCACCGGCAGATAGTGGAGGATAGCTGCCGGACGAATGTGGCATGCGGTGATTACCTAATCCCGTTCCGTAAGAAGGGAGAGAACCCCGTGCCGGTGGTGCATCCACATGGACTAATGGAGTACGCGGGGGAACGTAGTATTCCCGCGGAGCTGAAACCGCTGAGAGGGTACGAGGGAAACCAGATCAAGAACCGATATAGCCACTGGATCTGGCGACAGTATGCGTCCTGCTTCTGGGATGATATCCGGCTAGGCCGGACACTACCCTACAAGGAAGGCCGCGACACTGACGACGAGAGGCACATGCACCCGTTGCAGTTGGACGTGATCGACCGAGCGTGCGTGATGTGGTCGAATCCCGGAGAGAACGTATTGACTCCGTTTATGGGAGTTGGGTCAGAGGTGTACGGTGCCGTAGCGAATGGCCGTCGCGGCGTCGGAATAGAACTCAAGGAGTCGTACTACCGGCAGGCCACGAGGAACGTACCAGAGGCGTTAAATCTGGCGACCGAGGAAGAGGCCACTTTGTTCTAACACAGGCAGAGTCAGCAGTTCAGGAATCACTATTTTAAGGAAACAGCATGACCAAAAAACGAGGCGGCAAACGCGAAGGTGCAGGGCGTCCCGCAGATCGCGGGGAACGCAAAATCAACACCGGGCTGCGGCTCACGCCCACGCTGCGGGCTTATCTTCAGCAGCACGAGAAAACCCAGGCTGATCTAGTCGAGGACGTGGTGCGGCGGACTGCGGATTTTAAGCGATGGGAAAACGATGATTGACACCAGCCGCTGCCCGCCGAATATCGGCGTCCAC